AGCGACCTTAAATGATTTGCAAGGTGCGTTGGAGCGGGTTCAGCAGGCAAAAGGGGCAATCGCCATGCTGGATGTGCTGATTGCCCAGTGCGACAAGCAGTCCGACGAGGATTGCGAAATCAAAATTGGGGGTACAGATGGCGACTAAACCTGGGTTGTACGCAAACATCCACTTGCATTTGCTGGCCTTGCAGCGCCTTGCCAGAAATGTTGCCGGGTAGCGCCTGCGCAGGGTCGAAGATACCCAACACGGTCTTTAGATCGTCGGCAATAGCACCCGACGCAACCATGATCCCATCGGGCGGCGGCTCCGGCTGGATGCGCTGCGGCACGGGCGCGGGTACGCCTTCAATGTCTTTTTGCTTGTAGCGCAGCACCGGCGTTGACTTGATATTTGCCAGCGCCCATTCGCTTTCATGCCCTTCGTCCTGACCCTCGGCGATCAGCCACTTCGGTTTTGGTGCCAGCGCAATAGATTCGGTCAACGCCGTGCGCCAAAAGTTAAACATCCGCTGCGGGTCTTTAGCGAAGCGAACAAGCCCGTATTTCTTGCGCTTGCCCTCGACGACGACCTGCGCACCGTAGCACGGAATAATCGGGATATATTTGCCCGGCCACTCGCGTTCCTCGAGCACTTCCATCGCGGTCAGCTTGCACCATTTGACCTTCTTGCGGAACGTCGGACGCTTGTCCAGAATGGTGATCCCGCTGGCTTCCATCATCTCGGCGCTGGGCAGCTCATCCTGAAACACCTTTGTGCCGTCAGAAAGCAGAACCAGCGTGGCTTTCTCGCGCTCAATGTACCAATACTCGGCAAGTCGGATGTCCTCTTTGGTAACCCACTCAGCGTCCGAATCGCCCGTTGCCCGTGCGCTAAAGTTTGCGCCATCGTCAGCACCAGGATACTGCTGACGGAATAGCTCTTTGGAAACAACGCTGGTAATCAGGCAACGCTCGGCATCCGATCCGTCAGGCAATACGCTGTTCGGGTCGAAATAGACCGAGAACGGATCATCAATCGCGTCGATGAAGATTTCCTGATCGAACGAATCGTCAGAAATGTAATTCGTATTGACCCGCCAGTAGCCCCAGCCCATCTTGACTGCGTACTCGAACGCGGTGTCGTAAGCGGTGTCGGCGCTAGAATTGACCTCGATGTGCCGCGTGATCCCTTCGATGACTTCCGCAACTTTCAGGTCGCCTTCGTTGTTGACCGGATGCACTTTAATGCGCGGTCGCTGCTGGCGTTGCTGGTTCGTCACCTGTCGCACATAAGCATCAATCTTGTTGATGGTCAGGCAAGGTCTGGATTCTAGGTTGCGGCTGTTCTGAATCTCGACCGGCCATTGATCGCCAGCAGCAAATTTCAGGTCGCCCAGCGCCTCGGCGCGATTTTGGCTGTCAGCGGTGCCGACCAACCGTAGGAATTTGATGGCCTCGCCAATGCGCCCATCCATGTCTTGATACGCCATGATTGTCCTTTCAGCTCATCCAGCCGCCAGCGTAAGCGACCGCGGGCTTTTTCTTAACTTTTGCGGGTTCCCGCACCATCAGCGCGATGTACCTAAATGCGTCAGCCCCGTGCGAATATCTATCGTGCAACGGGTTCCTGCTGAACTGACCGGTATCAGGGTCAACCTCATAGCGGTAATGGCGCAAGCAGTTTAGACCATCTGCGGTATTTTCTCTATCAAAGTAGCAATTCGGGAAGATAGTTCTCGCGGCGTTGATTGAATCAACCACCGGCACGCGCTCCAGCACCCGTGTCTTAAACCCTGCACCTCGAACGATGTCCTCAATGCTGCGACCAGCGGCGGCCAGCGTCTTGTTCTGCGCGTCGTGCGGCAGCCAGATCGTATCGTATACATAACCGAAGGATTGCAGGTCAGCCAGATAGCTGGTCATTGTGCGCTGGGTGTCCTCAAAGTATCGGATCAGCCGTGTTTCCATCCCGATAAATTGCACGAACCACCACGCCGTAGCGTCGGCCCACCCAAGATCGCAAACAGCGTGGACCGGCTTGGTCGGGTCATACGGCACCTTTGTGATCCGGTCCTCAGTCTCCGCTTTAGCCATTTCAGCGCCAAAGATTGCCCCGTCAACCGTCTGGCGGCACAGCCCTTCCCAAACCTGGTTATACGCTTCCTGATCCCGTGCCTTTAGCGCGTCCTTCTCTGCTTTCAAAGTGTCAGGAAACCACGGGTTGTCAGACCAGTTGATTTTCTGAACCACCGCATCAGCAGGCGGCTTGGCCACAAACCGCTGGTAAGTTTCGTCCGTTTCCAGCTCAGGGTTAAACGTCACCCATATTTCGCTGCTTTCCTTCCGGATGGTCGGGATCAGGATGTTCCAGCTATTCCGGCTGACCGTCTGCGCTTCCTCAACCCAGCAGATGTCGATGCCCTCATAGGATTTGACGTTGGCGATGTTGTTCTTTAGCCCGACGAACGCAAACTCGCTGCCGTTTTTGCCCCGTAGCGCGTTCTGGGTAATCTCGAAAAAGCTAGTCATTTCCAGCGCAACAATCTGGTCGCACAGTAGCTTGTGAACGCTGTCGCGGATAGATGTCTGGAATTCCCGTGCGCAGAGGATACGCAGGGGTGTCTTGGCGGCTTTAATAAGCAATGCCCTAGCAACCGCCCAGCTCTTTGCCCCGCCCCGCCCACCGTACAGGACGCGATAGCGGGTCTTTGGTGGGTTAAATAAGACTTGCGCCTTAGCTGGAAACTCAGCCTTAGCGACGATGCCCTGAAGGTCACTCATTCGGCTTAATGAATGTCACCTGAATGCCTGTCAGTATCGAACTGCCGTCAGCGTTCTCCAGCGCCACAGCCTGATGCGCCTTGCCGTCTACGCGGTCGATCAGCTCTTTAATCGCCCACGCTTCGCCTTCCTCGGCTTTCTTGACCAGTTGCTCGGCAATGTCCCTCAACCGATGCGGTTCTTGCGTCAGCACAAGTCGCAGCTTGTCGTAGAACATCCTCGACTTAGCCGCGTTCTGATTGCCTAATTGTCCACCACGTTCTGCCATTCGTTACCAATAATAAATTGTTGATTTGTTTATATTAATGCTTTTGTGCAATCAATCAACTGGCTTTTGGTTTCTTTCCAAAATTTTAATGATGTCAGGATCAAATACAACAAAGTTGCTTGTGCCGGGCTTTGATGATTTTCCTAGTGATGCCGCATAACTATCAGCATCTAAATAACGAATTCCGGGTATTCCTTGCTCTTTTAAAAACATTGATGCGTCTTTACCCGGCGTTTTGCTGCCTGCGTTTTTAAATTCCCACTGCAATTCTTTGTACAGCCTTTCGCCTGTCGAGCCGGTAGCACCCGAACCAAACTTTTCCATCATTACTTTGCTTAATCGTTTTCGCGTTTCCTCTGGTACTGGCTTGTCCCACTCTATCATTTCAGCAATCCGCTCGTCCGGCAGATCAATCTTGTACAAACTGCCCTTTTGTTGAGCGTTGTATGCCTCTCTTGCTTTTTGAGCTTGTCCGTGCATTACATTTTCGGCAATGATCGTGCCGTCCGGAGCAACAACGTCATAGACGTTTCTGTCTTTCTGCACGATTCCCGCGAAATTGCGGTGTGCCAATCTGCCCTTGTATCCTTCAGCCACGGCAGGGGCTTCTGCAAAATAAAGCCCGTGTCCGTACACTTGATGGCCTTCACCCGAACCAATCTTGTTAGCGTCAAACTTAGTAAATTTGTACGGGCTGCCATGCCAGACAACCATGCCGCCCAACGCAGCTTCGCCAGCACGCTCCATTAATGCTTCCCGCGCTGCCGCCTGCTCTGCGGTCATTGGCTGACCGACCATTTCTTGCCGCCTGCCTTGATCTTCTTCGTCCGGATGTTGCCGTACCAAAGAACCTGGTAGCCGGTCGTCCAATTGTCGCCGAAGAAGACGGCCTGTGGAGTACCTTCACCGGCTTGCGGGAAGTCGAAGTCTTCGAGCGACGCTGGCTTTGCGTTGTTCGACTTCATCGTCAACGACTGTATCGCGTAAGACGCGACCATCAGAACCCAGGCCCAAGCAAACATCGGCATTATGCTATCGGCTTTCCATCGAACGGGCTTTCGTCGGACATCTGTTCGAGTCCACCGAAGTTCGCCAGGTTATCAAATTTGACATCACAAGTCTCGGTAGACAGATCACAGCCAGGGTGAAAAGTCAACACCGTGCCGATCTCGATCCGGTCGCTGGTGCCGACCAAAGTGAAGACCGACACCGAAGTCGCCACGATTTCGCTCGATATGCTGCGCCGCGTGTTCATCGCCCCGATGGCGAATGCGACTGTGCAGTCCCTGTTCACCTCGGTGATCTCCAAGACCACCGCCGCGAACTTCTCCGGCATCGCCTACACCGGCACGAAGGCCAACTTCAACCGCACCGCGATCGCCAACGCCGCCACCGCGATGACCAAGGCGAACCTTCCGTTCGCTGATCGTGGTCTGCTCCTCACCCCCGACGCTTTCGGCCAGCTGCTCCAGGATCCGTCCGTGGCGCAGTACCTGTCGATCGGTGACACCTCCGTCATCCGTGACGGCAAGGTTGGTCGCCTCCACGGGATCGATATCTACGAGTACAACGGCTTCCCGACCACCGGCACGACTGCCACGGAAAAGCTGAATGGCATCGCCAGCTGCCGCGAGGGCCACGTCATCGTGACCCGCGTCCCGGCCGCCCCCACGACTGGCGGTGGCGAACAGATCTCGGTGCAGGATCCCGACAGCGGTTTCGCTTTCGCCCTGCGCTCCTGGTACGACTGGTCGAAGGGTACGAGCAACATCTCGGCCTCTTGGATCACCGGCTCGTCCGTGGGCAACCCGGACGCCGCCCTCCGCGTCGTCATCACCGACCTCTAAACCGCCCCAACAGGCGGTTGGTCAAAGGCCCCCAGAGATGGGGGTCTTTTTTTGTGCCTTAAAGCCCTCTCCTTGCCTCTGTGGGGCGTTTTGACTGCCGCCTAGAGGTATGGGAGCAATCCAAGACGAATGGGCGGCAGACGCCTCC